GCGACCAGAGCGCGCGCTGGCCTGACTACCACCCCTGATCTCTCTTTTAAGGGAACTATGCTGGCATCACTTACTAGCAAGTCTGACAAGAAAGAGGGGATTATCTTTTTTAGCCGTGCGACTGAGAGCAGAAAGGCGGCATTTAATAATAAGACCCGGCCCTTTATGGGGTTCTCCAAGAAAGAGCGAGGAGAGCTTGCTGACGTCTATCGTAAGTATTTATTGCCAAGGAATCGGAACTAATGAGCATCCGTGAGGAAATAGCTAACGATCTCGTTAAGACGTTGCGCAAGACTACAGTGCCGCTCCGCATTAAATACGTTACGCGCGAGCCGTTTGAGTTTGATAAGTTAAGCAATGCCCAATACCCGGCGGTGCTATTAAAGACTAGCAATGAGGATAGAGAGGACTCAACGCTTGGTGGGTCGATGGGCAGTCGGCATTCGGTTATCAATTTTGAGTTGTCTTGTTATGTAAAGGGTTCGCCCCTTGATAGCGCGAGAAATAACATGGTTGAGACAATAGAAAGCGCAATTGAGGTTGATCGCACTAGAGGCGGTCACGCAATAGACACTCAGCTTGTGACGGTGGAAGCTGACGATGGTAGCATCGCCCCGGTTGGGGCAGTTATAATCACTGTGAAGGTGGTTTATTCATTTATTCGCGGTAACACATAAGAGGATTGAGACATGGCATCAAGCGCAGGCACAGGTGGGCAGTTTAAGATTGCCCCAAAAGACGGGGCTGAAAAATCAGTAGCTGAGATCAAGTCATACAGCTTTGATACAACTGCTGACGCCCTAGAGTCCACCGTAATGGGGGATGATTATCGGGAGTTTTTGCAGGGCTTAGCAACTAGCACGCTTTCTATTGAGGCTTACTTTGACGCAGATAATCATGACATCTTTGAAGAAAGAGCCTTGGTTGATTGGGAGCTATACCCAACTGGAACCGGAGCGGGAGAGGTTTACTTTTCTGGAACCGGCATTGTCACCGGCAGAACGATCTCGGCGGCATTTGATGGGATGCTAGAGGCATCTTTCTCTATCCAGAACACTGGCGCGCCTACAAGGTCCGCCGGTTAGTAAAACAATCCAAGCCATAAGGGAGGCTCAAGATGGGTTTAGCAAAAGAGTTAAGATCAAGGCGCGAAGTAGGACGCAGAAAGATTAGCGTTGAAGCGTGGGCTGATAAGTCGGAAGAGGCGTTTGAGTTATTTTGCAGGCCAATAACCTGCTATGACTTAAACGAGATTCAGAGGCGGCATCCGAAGATATTAGAAGCCCCCACTGTCGCGTCTATGGTTGACCTGATCATAATGAAGGCTGAAGACCAAGGCGGCGAAAAGCTTTTTACTTCTGCTGAAGATCGGATTGACCTAATGGGCGAAGAAACCGCAGTTATTTCTTCTATTGCTGAAGAGATGTTTGCAGAGATTGGCTCAGTGGAGGAAATGGAAAAAAACTAATGTCCGATCCGTTTAGGATGAATGTTATTTCCTTGGCTGATCGGTTACATAAATCAATTAATGAGATAGAGCAGTTACCGCTGTCCGAGATACATGAGTGGTTTGCGTATTTCAAAATAATGAGTGAGAAAAGTGGCTGACGAAAAGATCCGCATTGTAATACAGGTAATAGACAAGGCGAAAACTGGCCTTGCTTCCTTAACTCGCGGTCTGAAGTCTGTAACTGGCGCAATCTTCTCAATGAAGACCGGCCTCGCGGTGCTAGCTGGTTCGGCGGGTATCGGGCTACTGATAAAGCAATCCTTAGCGGCCACTGATTCTTTAGCTAAGACGGCGAGCAAAATAGGAACCACAACTGAGGCATTAAGCAAGCTTCAGTATGCGGGTCAGCTATCCGGGTTAGCTATTGAAAACACCAATATGTCCCTTCAGCGGTTCTCTAGGCGCGTGTCAGAGGCGGCGAAGGGTACAGGCGAAGCGCAAGCCGCGCTAAGGGAGTTGGGCTTAGACGCTAACGTGCTTAATCGCCAAAGCCTTAGCACGACCATGTTAGACGTTGCTGATGCCTTCCAGCAGGTTGAGGGCGGAGCTAACCAGTTGCGGCTAGCCTTTAAGCTATTTGATAGCGAAGGCGCGCAGATGGTCAATATGCTAAGAGGCGGCAGTGACGCGCTGGTCGCTATGTATGCTGACGCGAAAAATCTTGGCGTTGTCATGCGTGCCTCTGTCGCCGCCAGCGTTGAGAGGGCCAATGATGCGTTTACTCGGCTTGGCTATCTATTCCGTGGCGTTAGAGATCAGATTGTTGGCGCACTTGCCCCGGCACTTACCCTTCTTGTAACGAAAATAACCGAGTTCTTTGCCAAGATAGCCCAATCCGAGGGCGGCATTGAGAAGTGGGCAAGGGCGGTAACCAGTAAGTTTCTTGGCGCTGTAGCGTCAATGCTTGAGGGCATCTCTAGCGCGGTGAAGGGTATTCAGGATTTCGTTAATGGCCTAATTGATATGATCAACTGGGTTCGCGACGTTATGGGCCTAGAGGATTTAGGCCATGTTATTTTTGGGGTCGGGGACTCTGCCGCCGCCGCCGCTAAAACGCTGAGAGAAATGGCTGAGGCAGTTCTAGTCGCTGGCGAAGGGATGGCGATTACGATCGGCAAGGGCGCGGAGACTGCGAACGTCTTTGACAGAATCGCGGCGGCTATAACTAACGCCATGGAGACAATCCCCGGTATAGATCAGGCGATGACATCTCTCGCTACCGGCGCGATGTCAACGATGACTGACGAGCTAACCAACGCTATCACGGGAGCTAAAAACTTCTCTGACGCGATGAAGGATATGGCGCGCTCTGTTGTTAATTCATTAATCAAAATGCTTGTTCAGTATTACATCACCAAGCCGTTATTCGATGCCATCACCGGATTTATCGGCGGTGCTGGTGGCGGTCCTACTGGGCTTGGCCCCACTACTACGTCAGGCAGGGCGGTAGGCGGCCCGGTTAGTAGCGGAACTCCCTATATGGTCGGCGAGCGCGGCCCTGAGTTGTTCATTCCTAATTCCGGTGGGCAGATTAGCCCTAATGGGAGGATGGGCGCTGGCGGCGTAACGGTTAATCAGACTATTAATATCTCCACAGGCGTAGCGCAGACGGTGAGGGCGGAGGTTGCTAACCTAATGCCCCAAATAGCGGAAAGCGCAAAGTCAGCAGTCGCTGAAGGCAAGATGAGGGGCGGCAACTTTTCTAAGTCACTGGTGGGCGCATGAGCAATTACACTTTCCCAACTGTTGTCGGCATAGCTTCTATGACTATGCGTATGCGCTCCTCTGTTGCGGTTAGCACGTCGCCTTTCACTTACGATCAGCAAGTGTTCGCGCATCAGGGAGTTCGGTGGGAGGCGGAGGTGCAAATGCCCCCTATGGTTAAAGCTAACGCGCAGACTTATGAGGCGTTTTTTACCCGTCAAAACGGAATGGAGCATACCTTTAGCATGGCTAACCCCCTACATAATGCGGTAGCGGCGGGGAGCATTAGCGGGGGAGTCCGCAAGACCAAGATTACGGGAAGCCTAACGGGTGCCGCAGTCGGTGATTACTTTTCTGTTGGTGGCTCTATCCATATCATAACCAGCCTGAGTCCATTAGAGATTATGCCGCCGCTACGGGATACCCTTAATAACGCCACGGTTGACTTTAGACAGCCATCTGGCACATGGAGATTAGCGAGCAACGAGGTTAGCTGGACTATCAATCAAGCTAGCATTTACGGATTTTCCTTTGCTTGCGTGGAGGCAATCTAATGCCTAGAAGCCTAAGTGCGAGCATGAGGGCGGTCGCTAATGCCGACGTTGTAAAGCCGGTTGTCTTTGTTGATATGGACTTTGATGCCGGTGAGCTAAATCTGTGGTCAGGCTTTGGTGAGCTAAATCATTTTTCAAAGACTTATGTTGGCGCGGGTAACCTGCTTAACATTTCGGCGGTACAGGAGAACGTAGAGCTACGCGCGACGGGTTTGAATATCACGCTGTCGGGCATCCTTCAGCCGCTATTAAGCAAGGCTCTAAATGACGAGTATCAAGGCCGCGAGGTGGCTGTCTGGCTAGGCGCTATGGACGGTAATAACGATGTCATCGGTGACCCGGTAATTATCTTTTCTGGCTTTATGGATACGATGTCAATTGCTGACGGCGGAGACACATCAACCATTCAGCTATCCGTTGAAAACCGTCTTATTGAATTTGAGCGCACTAGGGTTAGGCGCTATACAAACAATGATCAGAAGATAGAACACCCCGCAGACAAGGGGCTGGAGTATGTCGCAGAGATACAAGAGAAAAGTATTGTCTGGGGCGATAAAGACGCTAACCCAATTTCATACGGGAACGGCGGTTATGGGGCGAGCATTGCCCCGCCACGCATTCCCTTTTAAGGGTAGGGACATAAAATGGATTTTGCACACGAGTCTTTCACTAATGTTAGGAACGAGATAAAGCCGTTACTTGATGAGCATTACAAAGAAATTGCGCTCCATAAGGATGAGATAAAGTTAAACCCGGATTGGCGCGGATATGCCCGCCTAGCGGATAGCGGCGCGTTGCGGGTCTATACGGCTAGGGATGAGGGCAAGTTAGTCGGATACTTTGTCGTGATTATCTCTCGCAGTTTGCATTACATGGACCATCTCTTTGCTAACAATGACATCATCTTTATCAAGAAAGGTCATCGCAAGGGTACGGCGGGCATCAAGCTAATCAAGTATGCCGTTGACTCTCTAAAGGATGAGGGCATCAAGCTAGTTAATATCAACACGAAAATGCACCAATCATTCGGCCCTGTTCTTGAGCGGCTAGAGTTTGCCCACGTTGAAAGCGTTTACTCGCTGAAGGTTAATTAATGGCAATTTCCGCAATTGCAGGGCTTGCGGCTGTAGGTAGTGCGGCGGCGGCGGCTGGCACGTTATATATTGGCTGGACTGCCGCATTTACTGCGTTTGCCATTGGTGCGGGGCTTTCTATTGTTTCGCGCGCGCTTATGCCAAAGCCTGATTTCGGGGGGATGCTCACCGGGGTTACAGGCACGGTAAGGGAGGCGGCGTCAACTCGGAAGCTAGTCTATGGGCGCTGTCGTGTTGGCGGATCGGTAGTGTTCATTGCTAACGGTAGTGGCACGGATTATTTGTATTTAACAATTTGCTTTGCCTCGCATGAAATTGACGCTTATGAAAAGTTTTATTTGAATGATGAGTTAGTGTGGGAAGGCGGAAGCTTTAAAGATGATTGGGGTAGCTGGGTTTCTATCGGAAGGCATCTTGGTGCAGATAACCAAGCGGCTGACAGCATGCTTAAAGGCGCATCAACGTATTGGACTGACGATCACAAGCTAAACGGAATCGCATACTGCGTTGTCCGCCTAAAGTGGGACAAGGACAGAAAGAAGTTTCCTAATGGTGTGCCTAATGTCTCTGCCATTATTCGCGGCAAGAAGGTAAAAGATGTCCGCAATAACACTACTGCGTGGACGCAAAACCCGGCGCTGATTGTTCACGACTATCTGACAGATAAAAAGTATGGCTTAGGTGAGGCTGAGAGCAACGTCGACAAGGATAGCTTTAAAGCCGCCGCCGCCGCTTGCGATACATTAACGCTAGTAAAAGATGGGCCGAAGATCACAAAGTGGTCTTGTGACGGGGTGATAGACACTAGCACATCTATTAAAAGCAATATTGAATCCCTGCTCGCTAGCATGGGTGGCCGCATCAGCTATAGCGGTGGCAAGTATTTCGTTCAAGAAGCTAGCTATTTCAATCCGCAATTAACGATTAATGAAGCCGTTATGGTCGGCGACCTACAGGTCAGGACTAAGCAAAGCCGCAGGAGCGTATATAACGGCGTTAAGGGCGTTTTTCTCTCTGAGGAGTTGAATTATACCCTTGCGGATTATCCTGCCCGTATCAGCAGTGACTACTCCCTAAAGGATGGTGAGCCGATCTACTTGGATATGGCTTTGCCGTTCGTTACGAATAACGTCAGGGCGCAAAGGCTAGCTAAGATTGCGCTGTTAAAGTCACGCCAGCAGACGACAGTAACAGTTCCGTTAAACCTTGCCGGGCTTCAGTTGAAAGCGGGCGACTTTATCAACATTTCAAACTCGCGCATGGGTTGGTCTGCTAAGCCTTTTGAGGTTTTAGATTATACGATTGGCGCGAATGAAAGCGGCACGATAACGGTCAACGTCAATTGTATAGAAACCGATCCCGCTGTTTATGATTGGAACACAGAGGAAGATCCGTTTGATACGCCTACCCTCCCTGATGGCACTGATGACGGAACAAGCTCTGACAAGGTAAGAAATCTCACGCTTACAGAGACAACGACCTTTGGCGGTGATGGAGCCTTAGTTGATGCGCTGTTGATTGAGTGGGACAAGCCCGCATCAAGTTCCTTTGTAGAGTTTTATGAACTAGTCATCACGCAAGAGGGTGCTGGCACCTATACAGTTACAACGCGTGACACTGAGTATTTAACATCTCCAGTAGTCAGAGGTGATAACTATACTGTTACAGTCTTTGCTGTTAATACGCTCGGTGTGCGCAGTGATGGCGTCACGGAATCTCTACGGCCGATTGGCGATACAACTGCGCCGGGTGTCCCTACTAACCTATCTG